GTATCTGTATTGTTATTAAAGTATGCTGATGAATATTGTAAACAAATCTCAAAGGTTAAGTATCAAGAAGAGATGGACTTCATTGTAAGACATGATCCTCGTAATCAGTTTATATCAAACCTAGCATTAGATCAAGATGGTAATACTCTTATACTCTTTCAGTATGTCGATAAGCATGGTAAACCATTACATGATATGCTTAGAAAGAAACTAGAAGAGATGGGTAGAACCAATCGTAAACTGTTCTATGTATCTGGTGAGACTGGAGTAGATGATAGAGAGAACATACGAGCTATTACTGAAGGAGAATCTGATGCGATAATCGTAGCTTCAGTTGGTACGTTTTCTACAGGTATAAATATAAAAAGACTAAACAATATAATCTTTGCTTCACCATCGAAGTCTCAAGTAAGAGTACTTCAATCGATTGGTAGAGGACTACGTAAGTCATTGGATGGTAAAGCTACAAAGGTATTTGATATAGCTGATGATTTACATTGGAAAAACAAAAAGAATTATACGTTGAATCATGCAGCAGAACGAATAAAGATATATAGTAAAGAGAAGTTTAAATACAAAGTATATGAGATTAAAATATGAGTGATGTTGAAAAAGTGATGGCCGATGTGAATATACGTCAATTTAAACTTATGAATGGTGATGAGATTATTGGTCTAGTAGAATCGATTAATGAAACAAACTATATGATTGACAGACCATTTAAAGTAATCGTAAATCCAATTAAAACTGATGCATTCAACCTAGTACCATGGTTTGATCTTTCTTTAAGTAATACGTTCACCATCGATAAATCGATGGTAGTTGCACATGCTATTGTTGCTGATTCAATAAAAGAAACATACATTAAGTTTTCAGTACAACTAGATAAAGCTGCTGATGCCTACCTTGATAATCCATATGAAGATGAATACGAAGATGATACTCCTAATCTGATACCAGATACAACCGATACACTACATTAAAATTAGTATACTCCTGCCTCCCCGGTTAACTATATTATTATAACACACTTTCACACAAATGTACACCTTTATTTAAATTATTTTAATAGTGTACATCTGCAGCAAACTATGTTATAATATACTCTTACGGAGATAATATATGACTAAAAAACTAAAACCAAAAGAAAAACCCCATTACGTAAACAATAGAGAATTCTCTTATGCTGTTGTCGATTACGTTAAATCAGTCAATGAAGCAATTGAAAAAGATCAAGTACCACCAAAGGTTACTGATTATATTGCAACATGCTTTATGAAGATATCCGAAGGACTGTCTCACAGACCGAACTTTGTTCGGTACACATATCGAGATGAGATGGTAATGGATGCTGTTGAAAACTGTTTAAGAGCTATTCGTAACTATAAGATTGAAACTGCTACTCGTACTGGTAACCCTAATGCATTCTCATACTTTACTCAGATTTGTTTCTTTGCTTTCATTCGACGTATCACGAAAGAGAAGAAGCAACAAGATATAAAGCATCGATTCATTGAACGTATGGGTGTTGAAGATTTTATGGATATGGGTATGGATCCTCAAGCTGCATCTGATACGAGAGCATATGTTGATCAGCTTAAAGGTCGCATCGATCAAATCAAAACGAAAGATGAAGCAGTTAAACAGTTTGCTAAGGAAGAGAAAGCCACAGCAAAGAAACTAGAACTATTTATGGTATAATAATGAAAGTAGCTATTCTAAACGATACGCATTGTGGTGTACGTAACTCATCAGATATATTCTTAAACTATCAAGAACGATTCTATTCTGAGATCTTCTTTCCTTACTTGAAAGAACATAACATTAAGAATATATTGCATCTTGGTGACTACTATGAACATAGGAAGTTTGTTAACTTTAAAGCTTTGAATCAGAATCGTAAAGTATTCTTAGAGCCACTTAGAGATAACGGTATTACTATGGATATTATCCCTGGTAACCATGATGTGTTCTATAAGAATACCAATGAGCTATGTTCTCTTAAAGAGTTACTTGGTTACTTTACAACAAACGTAAATATCATAATGAAGCCAACTGTGTTGGACTATGACGGTCTAGGTGTAGCTGTCGTACCGTGGATTAATAACGCTAATTATAAAGAGTACACCGACTTTATTGCCAACTGTAAAGCTCCTATGCTTGGTGCCCATTTAGAGTTATTAGGATTTGACATGTATAAAGGCATGCCTAATCCACACGGTATGACGGCTGATTTATTTAAGAGATTTGAAATGGTCATGTCAGGTCACTTCCATACGAAATCAAATAAAGGTAATGTACACTATCTTGGTTCTCAAATGGAGTTTACTTGGAGTGATGTTGATGATCCTAAGTTCTTCCACATACTTGATACTGAAACACGTGAGATAACTCCTGTACGTAATCCTATTACAATGTTTGAAAAAATAGTGTACAATGACGAGAAAATAGATTATAATAGTATAGATGTAGAGCAATATCGACATAAGTTTATCAAAGTATTGGTTGTCAATAAGACAGACTTGTATCAGTTTGATAAGTTCATTGATCGATTGCAGAGCATTGAGTTACATGAATTAAAGATCGCTGAGAACTTTGAAGAGTTTGTTGGTTCAAGTGTTGATGATGATAAGGTCTCTTTGGAAGATACAAAGGACTTGCTTGATACGTATGTTGATGCGGTTGAAACAGATCTAGATAAAGATAATATTAAAATGAAGCTACGGGAACTATATACCGAAGCACAAAACATTGAGGTTGTATGATACACTTTAAATTATGTAGATGGAAAAATCTTCTATCGACTGGTAATGAATTTACTGAGATTCAATTCGATAGAAGTCCGACTACACTAATCGTTGGTCAAAATGGTGCAGGTAAATCTACTTTACTTGATGCGTTATCGTTTGGTCTCTTTGGTAAACCACATAGGGATATTAAGAAAGATCAGTTGATCAACTCTATTAATAAGAAACATTGTGTGGTTGAAGTAGAGTTTAAGATTGGTGCATCTGATTTTAAAATTCATAGGGCAATTAAGCCTGGAAAGTTTGAAATCTATCAGAACGGTAATCTTATTAATCAGTCTTCGAGTGCACGTGATTATCAGAAGTTTCTTGAACAGAACATACTGAAACTGAATCATAAATCGTTTCATCAGGTTGTTGTACTTGGGTCAAGTTCTTTTATTCCATTTATGCAACTACCTTCGCACACTCGTAGAGATGTAATCGAAGATCTATTGGATATTAACATATTCAGTAAGATGAATGGTCTACTAAGAGAACGTAATGGCAAGATCAAAGAAGAGATTAAAGATATATCTCATCATATTGATTTAGTGAACAGTAAGATCGCTACTCAAAATAAGTATATAAAGAATCTAGAATCATTGAATGAAGGTCAAATCGATGATAAGCGTAAAAACATTAGTGCATATAAAAAGATTATTGATGAAACATTTAATGAATCTAGAGAGCTTGGTGAGGGTCTTACTAATCGTATGACTGGATATAGTAAAACCTATGAGAAACTAAACGATCGTTTGTTGTCATTAAGGTCTAAGGATATACAGTATAAGAATGATATTACACATCTTGTAAAGAATTCAAAGTTCTATGAAGAGCATGATGATTGTCCTACATGTGATCAAGTCATAAGCCAAGATAAGAAGACTGAGAAACAAGAAGAGCTAAAACAGAATGCTATTCAGATTCAAACTGATAAGGCAAAAGCTGCTGTCGCTATGAATGATTTGAATATCTCTATTAACTCAGTGTTAGATAGTCTTAATGAGTTAAAAGAAAAGCAAGGTCAAATTCTTTCAAACAATGAAAAGATCGCTGTCTTACAAAGTGAAGTCGATAAGACTCAAAAGGAAATCAATTCGTTATCTGGTCAGAATGGTGATCTTGAAAGAGCTAAGGTTGAGTGTGATGAATTCCGTGAGTCAAAGGATTCATTTACTGAACGTAAACTAAAGTACCTTGAAGAAAGAACATATAATGAAGTCATTGGTGAGATGCTTAAAGATACTGGTATCAAAACTAAAGTGATTAAACAATATCTACCAGTCATGAACAAGATGATCAATCAATACCTACAAGTGTTGGACTTCTTTGTAGCATTCCATTTAGATGAAAGCTTTAATGAGACAATCAAATCTCGTCATCGCGATGCATTCAACTATGCTTCATTCTCTGAAGGAGAGAAACAACGTATAGATTTATCTTTGCTGTTTACATGGCGACAGGTAGCTAAAATGAAAAACTCTGCAGCCACTAATCTGTTGATTCTGGATGAGACATTTGACTCCAGTTTAGACGTTGATGGGGTAGATTCCCTTACAAAGATCCTAGATACCCTTGAAGATGGCTCAAATGTGTTCATTATCTCACATAAAGGTGATGTTTTAGAGAATAAGTTCAGATCTAAGATCGAATTCATCAAAGAAAGGAACTTTTCAAAGGTTAAATAGTATACTGTCACGAGAGGCCTCCTAAAATCATGAACCAAGGGGTATCACTTACTGATTCACTCTCGTGCATATAACCAAAAGTTATAACTCTTATAACAAAACAGTCTTAATATAACACACAAAAGGTTGTACTCCTACGTCTACCTATGATATAATATACCCATATTATCAAGGAGTACATACAATGTATCAAGTAAATCCATTACTCGCTAAATTACTCGCTAAAGAGAATCTAACTGTTGAACATGGCAATTATCATACTGCTTGGTTTGATGTACAAAACCGTGTACTTGGTTTGCCTATATGGAAGGATCGAGGTAAAGACGTATATGATCTATTAGTAGGTCATGAAGTAGGTCATGCCTTATACACTCCATTAGAAGGACTACATGATTCAAATGAAGAAATCAAAGGTTGTCCTCGATCGTACATTAACGTTGTAGAAGATATTCGAATCGAAAGATTAATTCGTGAAGCATATCCTGGACTAATTCGTTCATTCAAACGTGGTTACAAAGTCTTATTCGATACAGAGTTATTCGGTAAGGATCATGACTTTGCTACTATGAAGTTGATCGATAAGATTAACCTTAAGTCTAAGCTCGTTGATTTAATTGATGTACCATTTAATGATGAAGAGCTTGAATTATTTAATGAATCATTGAACACTAAAACGTTCTCTGATGTATGTACTGTAGTAAAGAAAATCCTTGCTTATACGAAAGAGCAACAAGATGATAATAACGAAAAGCCACAGCAAGAAGATAAACAACCTACTGATGGCGATAGTGATGACAACAATGGCCATGATGATCAAGAGCCGGATGAAATCAAATCAGAATCTGAATCAGAAGAACCAGAATCAGAAGAAGACGAATCAGAAGAAGACGAATCAGAAGAAGACGAATCAGAACCAGAATCAGAACTTGATGATGAATCACCTGTTGTAGACGAAGATGGTGAAGACACAAACGAATCTTTAGAAGAGGACGAATCAGAAAAGGAAGAAAGTGGCAACATTACTCCTGCAGCTCCTATTCATGACGAACATGAAGAGATCTCTGAGACTGATGAGTTATTTAGATCTAACGAAAAAGAATTACTTGACGTAAACGAAGATGGTAGACAAATATTATTACTCAATGATTATAATCAGGCAGAAAGAGATCGAATGATTATACCATACGCTAAACTTAAGCAATACAGAGAGCAGACACGATCACGCGGACAGAATAATTGGAAAAAAACAGAAGTAACGTACAATGTTCGTGCTAAATGCGCATTGTATATGAAAGATGTAAAGAAAGCGGTACAACCTGCAGTAAGAGAATTTGAAATGAAGAAAGCTGCTTATCAATGGCAGAGAGCATCAACTGCAAAAACTGGTTCAATCAATGTTGATAAGCTATATTCTTATAAGTACGATGAAGACATATTCTCACGTGTTACTCAAATGGCTGATGCTAAGAGTCATGGTCTTATGCTCTTAGTTGATTACTCCGGTTCTATGCATGGTGTTCTCGCTAATGTTATTCAGCAGACTCTACACTTAATAACCTTTTGTAAATCTGTTAATATTCCATTTAGTGTGCATGCCTTTACTACTTCGTATGAAAAGAAACAAACACGAACCGGTTGTATGGATTCCGATGATATGTCACTTATCGAATTGATTAATTCTGATTTGAATAAAAAGGATTTTGATGAAGCTGTATATAACCTAACGTTACGTCTTGTCACTGCTGGTATAATTGATATATCTAGTGACTGTCACAAAGACGGGAAAATGCCTCGAGGCGTAGGCATATTTAATCCTAGAGAATATATAGGTGCTTGTGAAGAATATGGTTCAACTCCTCTTAATCAAGCTTATATGGTTATGAACGATGTTGTTAAGAAGTTTGTTAATAGACATCAAGTGCAAAAGCTAAACTTTGTTACTATCACTGATGGCGATGCAAATAGAATATACACATCTCGTAATAAGACAAATGCTATGGAGACTACACCGGCATTTCGCGACGGTTCGGCTATTAAAGTCCAAGTTGGTGGTAAGATTATTGATACTCGTACTGGTAAATCTATGACAACCGATTTATTAGATAATATTCGTAAGACTTATAATGCGAATACGATAGGATTCTTCATTGCTTCAAGAAGTTCTGATTTTAACTACAGAGTTGTTGGTATTGAAATGGATAAGAACCCAGATACCTATGTCGAAACACTTGAGGCTAAACGGCAAGCTGCTAAAGAATATAAAAAGTACAAGTGTGTTGAATTTAAAGATGTCTATGGTTACAACACTTACTATATGCTCAAAGGTGGAGATGGTGAATTAGATACTGTAGCTGATGAATTCAATCCATTAGATACTAAGTCTATAGGTAAAGACTTTAAGAAGTTTGCAAAATCTAAGAAAACAAATAAAGTGTTAATGCAAAAGATTGGAGCTGAGGTAGCCTAATTTGGTTATATAGAATGGTTTTCTAATAACAAAACGATCTAAATAAAATGTAAATAAAGGTGTACAACTACCGTTACCTATGGTATAATAGTCTTATAAATTAATGAAACAGGACATACATTATGAAAATCTCTACCCTGACTATCCTGAAAACTCTGGCTAATAACTACCCAGATACTACAGTTTTTCGTAAGAACATTATCGAGAATACTGCCCGTGATCTTGGCTTCACAGGAAAGGACTTTGTTCCACTTCTCACAAAAGAAGCACGAGTTAAGATTGGCACATATGATCTTACTTCAATTATGCCTAAACCAGAAGAAACTCCATACGTACCTCAACCAACTGCTGTAATGTCTATGGTTGCTTCGGTTACAAACTCTGAAAAGACATTAGTTGAAGTTGATCCAACGTTTGTTCCATGGGGACCATTTGCTGATATAACTAAAATTCTTAAATCTCAAATGTTCTTTCCAGTCTATATCTCTGGGTTGTCGGGTAACGGTAAGACGTTTATGGCTGAACAGGCTTGTGCTAAACTTAAGCTCCAAGTCATTCGAGTTCAAATCAATCCTGAAACTGATGAAGATGATTTGATTGGTGGCTTTAGACTTATAAATGGTGAGACAGTTTTCGCTAAAGGTCCAGTTCTAAAAGCAATGGAGTCTGGTTCGATTCTCTTACTTGATGAGATTGATCGTGCTACTAATAAGATTATGTGTCTTCAAGGTATTCTTGAAGGTAAACCAGTCTTAGTTAAAAAGACCGGTGATATTGTCAAGCCTGCTCCAGGATTCAACGTTATCGCTACGGCAAATACGAAAGGTAAAGGATCAGAGGATGGTCGCTTTACAGCTGCTTCGATCATAGATGATGCATTCTTAGAACGATTCAATATCTCTATTGATCAAAAGTTTCCTTCTAAATCAATTGAAGAGAAGATCTTAAACCGCCACTTTGAGAAGTTTAATAGTAAACCTGATATTGACTTTGTTAATCATCTTGTCAATTGGGCCGATATCATTCGTAAGACTTTCTATGATGATGGTATTGATGAAGTTGTTTCAACTCGTCGCTTATGTCACATAGTACAAACATTCTCAATCTTTGATAACAAAGCTAAAGCAATTGATCTTTGTATCTCACGCTTTGATGACGATACTAAGGAAGCATTCTTAGATCTCTACTCTAAAGTAGATGCTGGAGTCATTATCGAGCCACTTGATGAGCATGACCCGATGCGACATATAACTCACTCGCTCAATAGCTACTAATTAAACATAACACATAGGATAATATAATGAAACAAGATACACAATTTGATGTAAACAAATATAAGTTCAGTGAAGGTCAGCTACTCGAAGATTTAACTGCTTATATTCAATCAACATATTCAGAGCACTATTCGAAGAACAAATTCCAATCCACAGAGTTCATTATTGATTGCGGTCATGGAGAAGGCTTTGCCTTAGGTAATGTACTTAAGTATGTTCAGCGCTACGGTAAGAAGGGTGGCAGGAATCGTGCAGATCTATTAAAGGTCTTACACTATGCATTGATTGCTTTAAGTGTACACGATTCACAATTCGGTATAGGTTTATCTGAACCTGATCGACCAACGTATCTTAGAGATAAAATGAATGCAAAAGATATAGATCAAGCTTTGGACTATATAGACAACAACCGCTTCTCTCCTGAACTGGAAGCAGCTGCTGTGAAAGCAGATCAATGTCCTCAGCTGGCCATGGTGGAAGCAGATGCTCGAACTATGGTCGAGCTTGCTCGAGCTAGTATTAAAGAGCAGAAATCATCATTCGGGCAACCCAAAACAGGTACTAGAGATAATGACAGTTATCCAGAATTCTTATAAAATCAACTGTGTACATTTACGCAAAACTATGTTATAATATATAATCTTAAACAGGAGAAACAGTATGACAGTAAGTATTTCAAATGATACTCTATCTGTACTCAGGAACTTTTCAAGCATTAATCCTAATGTTGTGTTAAAGCCTGGTCAAGAAGTTAAAACAATTTCAGAAGCCAAGAACATTCTTGCAGTGGCTGAGATTGCAGAAGACTTCCCTACAGAAATGGGCATCTACGATCTTAATGAATTTCTATCGGTGGTGAATCTAGTGAATGATCCCAAGCTAAACTTTGGTGATAATCATGTAGATATCGTTGGTGGTAACACAAAGGTTAAGTATTTCTTTTCAGATTCGAGTATTTTAACGACACCTCAAAAGGACATTACCATGCCCAGCTGTGAGGTCGAAGTATCATTTACCCATGATACCTTGTCGCAAATCCGTAAAGCTGCATCGGCATTAGGTCATAGTGAAATGTCAATCACTGCTACTGATGAAGGTGTAAATATTAAAGTATTTGACTCAAAGGACAGTTCAGCTAATATATATAATATACAGCTTGCAAATGATGCTGGTTACACAGAAGGTCAATTTGAATTCGTAATCAATATCAACAATTTGAAGCTGCTAGATGGAGACTATGAAGTTAAAATCTCATCTAAATTAATTTCCGAATGGAAAAACACAACCCAAGCTGTAAGATATTACATTGCCTTGGAAAAAAATAGTAACTATAACTCTCAATAGGAGAACAACATGTCAGAAGAAGAAAACACACAAGAAGCCCAAACTGAAGCCGCACCGGTGGTTCAATTGTCGCTTGCTGATCTCGCCGCTACAGTATCTATCATCGATACAGCTAGCAAACGCGGTACCTTTGAAGGTGCTGAACTTGAATCTGTAGGTGGTGTACGTAATCGTCTTGTAGCGTTTTTACAAGCACAACAACCGCCTGAAGAAACTGAAGGTGCTACTGCAACAGACGAAGCAGGTGATCCTGTCGAAGTCGAAGAAGTCGAAGTCTAATTTAAAACAAACTAAAGGTCTTATATAATGGTTACAAGTGAAAAGCAATTGCTCATCGAAGCTCTCAAAAAAGGTAGTGTTACCGTAACATTCACTAAGGTTAATTCTGGTGAAATACGTGTAATGCCATGTACATTAAATCCCGAGGTACTCACTGCTAATGGCATTGATACTGTTAAGGTCGAAAGTCAAAAACCCACGAATGATCAAATCGTTTGTTGGGCTCTAGACAAAGACTCATGGCGGTCATTCAATGCTGATACAGTAGTTTCTTGGGAGGTCCTTTAATGAATGAATTTCTATGGGTAGAAAAGTATCGACCACAACGAATTAGCGACATAGTCTTACCTCGTATAATCAAAAAAACGTTTGAAGATATTGTTAAAGGAGGTGACCTACACAATATGCTTCTTACCGGTACAGCCGGTCTTGGTAAGACTACTGTGGCTAAAGCGTTATGCAAAGAACTCGATCTCGATTATATTCTAATCAATGGATCGGAAGAAGGCAATATCGATACGCTACGCGGAAAGATCAAAAAGTTTGCATCAACAGTTTCTCTTCAAGGTGGCTACAAAGTAGTCATCTTGGATGAGGCAGACTATCTTAACGCACAATCAACACAACCAGCACTTCGTGGATTCATTGAAGAATTCTCTTCTAATTGCCGGTTTATCCTAACATGTAACTTCAAGAATCGTATTATTGAACCATTACATTCTCGTTGTACACCAATCGAATTCAATATTGCTAAGAAAGATCATCCTGCACTCATGGTTAGTTTCATGGAAAGGTGTGAAATGATTCTCAAGGCTCAAGGTATTGAATACGATAAAGCAGTCATTGCTGAAATCATTATGAAGTATTGTCCTGATTGGCGTCGTGTTCTTAATGAACTACAACGTTATTCAGCGTCAGGTGTAATTGATTCAGGCATCTTAGTTTCAATATCAGAAGTAAATGTTGAAACTCTTATGAAGTCTCTTAAAGGTAAGAACTTCAAAGGTATGCGTCAATGGGTAGTTGATAACATTGATGTTGAACCTGCTGCACTATTCAGACGTATATACGACAACATGGGTGACTATATTGATCCACAATCTATACCTCAACTTGTTCTTATCCTCGCTGATTATCAATACAAGAATGCATTCGTAGCTGATCATGAACTCAATGTGGTAGCATGCCTCACTGAAATCATGGCAGGGGTTCAGTTCAAATGAGTCAATGTTTAATATACGATTATGAGACATTAGGTCAAAATCCTAATACAGCACCTATTCTTTCAATTGCTCTTTATGCATTTGATGACCAGAAGCTTAGTGAACTTACTCTTGAAGACATAGTATTTAATTGCAGTATGTATAAATTTGATGTTGCTGAACAGATTACTAAATACAATAAAGTAATTTGCCCAGCCACAGTCGAATGGTGGTCAAAGCAGTCTAAATCGGCTCAAGCTGTACTCGATCCTTCTGAAGATGATGTATCTATTGAAGAGCTACCTAATATGTTTCAGCGCATGATGAACGTTCCAGCTGAACGTGTTTACACGAGAGGTAATACATTCGACCCTATCTTCACTACGCAGGTATGTAGAGATATCGATGTCGCCGAACCTTATCCATGGTGGACCATCAGAGACACTAGATCACTAATCGAAGGTATGTCTTATGGATCTAACATTAGAAACACATTCATGCCACCATCGGTAAAAGAATCAGATGTTGTATTACATGACCCACGATACGATATCGCACTTGACGTTTTACGAATTGCAGCATTAATTGCAGCATTAACTTAATAGGATATATCATGGCTGGAGTTAACTTTAAATGAACCCATTCGAATACATAAATGCCATCAACAATACCAAGAAAGACATCATGGTAGATGACATTGCTGAATCTAAATACACGCCGTTTATGGTCAATAGGAGCTTATCTTATTTCCCAGACACGGTGTTGTATGCCAATGAAATGAATATCCAACATCATATTGATAACCGCCTTCAATTTGATTTCTTTATAAATATAGTTAAGAAGAAGAAAAGGTTCTCTAAATGGTCTAAACCTGAAGAGATCTCTGATTTGAATGTCGTAAAAGAATATTATGGTTATAGCAATGAAAAGGCTAAATCCGTATTATCATTATTTACTGATGAACACTTAACTGAATTGAGAAAAAGGATGAGCAAAGGTGGAAAACAATAATCAAATACAACAGTGGGCTCCGGCTGATATGTTGGAAGTTACACTTAATGAGCCTGATGATTTTTTAAAGATTAAAGAAACATTGACTCGTATTGGCGTAGCATCTCGTAAAGACAACAAACTATATCAAAGCTGTCATATCTTGCATAAGCAGGGTAGATACTTTATCGTACACTTTAAAGAATTGTTTTTGTTAGACGGTAAGCCATCTAACTTAATTGAAAATGATATTCAACGTCGTAACACTATATCTACTCTTTTGAGTGATTGGGGTTTAGTTGAAATGGTCAATTCTGAACAAGCGACTGATAAAGCTCCATTGAGACAGATCAAAGTCATTCCACATAAAGATAAAGGTTTATGGGAATTATGTACAAAATATAACATTGGTAATTCAAACTAATATCAATCTTATATAAATAAAAATGAACCGCTGAATATTCAGGGTTCTATTACTAACCTTGCTAATTTAAATAGGAGGTCAAAAAATGACTAATGCAAGACTACACGTACCACGTTCACTTTTTCTCGGATTCGAAGGTTTATTTGACGATTTAGAGAGGATTCATTCTTCTGCGCGCAATGGGGATAACTATCCACCACATAACGTTGTGAAGATTGATGATGAGAATTTCCTCATTGAACTAGCAGTTGCAGGCTTTACTGAAGACGATTTAAACGTTGAAGTAAAGGAAGGCATACTGAAAGTTGCTGGAGAGATAAAAGACCAAGGGAATAACGAATACGTTCATAAAGGCATTTCGTCTCGCAGGTTCGAGAAATCATTTAGGATTTCAGAATTTGTAGTAATCGACGATGCAGATCTAAGGAATGGCATACTTGTGGTGAAAGCCAGAGTTGAATTTCCAGAAGAGAAGCGTCCTAGGAAGATCAATATCGGATCTGCTGGGACCTCAACCGAAAAAACCTTTATCCAAGATTGATTCAGTTGAATACTGGTAGAATTAACTAATCTACTGGAGAGAATTATGAAATATTTAAACCAAGATTCGATTAAAGATGCTGGCGATAAGTGCAAACTCTGTGCTACTATTGCTACTTTCATTAGCGTGCCATATTTGTTAATATGGTTAGTTGCTGTAAGTCTTTAATCGTAACACCCTTCGATAGGCGACTTCGGTCGTCTATCACCTTTCAAAAAATAACTATGTACATTCATTCTAAAGTATGATATAATATACTTCTATTATGAAAAGGTGACTATGAAATTCTATACTAATGTAACACGCTACGGCAATCAACTCCTCGTTCGTGGCTATGACGGAACCAGACGATTTTCAGAGAAGATCAAATACCAACCAACACACTTCGTATCGACAAACAAACCTACTGAATGGCAATCTCTATGTGGTAAACCCGTAGCGCCTATCACACATGATTCTATGCGTGAAGCTAAGGATTGGGTTCAAATGAACACTGATGTTGTTGGTCGAAACATCTTCGGTAATGATCGGTATATCTCTACATATATCAATGATGCATATCCAGGTCAAATCGAATTTGATCGTAACAAGATTAACGTAACTACAATCGATATCGAAGTTGAATCTGATGATGGATTCCCTGAACCCGAATCAGCAGAAAAAGCAATCATATCAATCACAATTAAAAACAATATCGATGATACATATTACGTGTGGGCTCTAGGTGAATATGACGTAGAAAAGACACTTATGAAAGACCACCCTGTTATCTACAAACGGTTCATCAATGAAGCTCAACTGCTTATGGCATTCACTGACTTCTGGCGTGGTCCTAATTGTCCTGATATCGTAACTGGTTGGAACTGCAGATTCTTCGATATTCCATATCTTGTCAATCGTACAACCAAAGTCCTTGATGCTGAATTCGTTAAACGATACTCTCCGTGGGGTATGGTGGAATCCCGTGATGTCACTCAGATGGGTCGTACTCAACAATCTTATGAACTTAAAGGTATAGCCATTATCG